TCATATTGTCTCCTTAATAATTACTTCTACAAAAGGTTCACCATAAACTTTAGTAGTAAACAAATCAACAACCTGTGCATCGTCAACATAAACAATACCATTCATGCTATCAAGAAATGCTTTTACTATGTTATCAATGTCAGGTTTCTTTGTTGGGCGTTCCAAACCGCTTAAACAGTCTGCCTTGCGTGTTTTAGAGTAAGACGCTGGGATAGGGTAGGAAATATAAATAAATGCCTCTAATGGGGTCTTTAAAGGTTCAGAAGCACCCATAGCAACCATTACGATGTCTCTTATTTGATTTTCGTAGCTCTTAGTTTTTTCATCTGTGTATGTAGAAACAAACTTACCACGCCTAGCAAATCGGGGACGGCCTTTGCCTTGTGGTTTGCCAGGCACTTTAAATGTTACTAGAAATGTCATTGCAATTCTTTCATTCTTACAGCTATTGCTTTACCTAACCCTATCCACATACCACTTGAATCTTGTTCTAATTCTTTAACTCTTTGTCTAACATAATCTATCCATGAATCATTTAAAGCTAATTTAGAGTAATGTTCTACTATATCTGTATTCATTAAAGTTTCTCTATGGTGATTGTTTGAGCAAAGCATAGTCTAACCGTGTCATAACACAAGTTTCGCTCTATGCTTTAGCAAGACTTTCTCTACGGAGCCATGTCATCGCTTTGCACTATGCCAGACTATTTAAAACCACCACGCTCTAGCAATTCGCCCACGTTCTCTGCTTTGGTTCGCTCGTGTTGCAGAGTATCTCTAATCTAAACCACCGACGTACCGCATTTAGATTGTCCAAAAACAAAAACCCCTCAATTCACTCTGTGGTCTTGGCTCTTGGCGAGAGCAACAACAAGACGATTGAACATAGTCAAAAGACTCGTCTGCTGTACGACAAGACCACACAGTAAACTGAGGGGTAATACAACTATGTTCTATCGTCTAAATGCCACTCTAGACGCTTTTTATTATACACAAAAAAGAAGTTATCAAGTATTTAAAAACCATTCAGGGTGCAATATTTGTAATTGCCATATCCTAGCTTTAGGAATGTCTTTCCATTGCGACACCGCACAACGACTAATGCCCAGTATCTTTGCTAGTTGATTAGCGTTTCCTGCGTATTTAATAGCTTGTTCTTTATTCATAAATGTATTGTTAACTTTTATTAACAAAAAAGCAACACTTTTGATGTTTTTATGCAAATTTGCAACTTTTTTAAATATTTTTATAAATAAATGGCTTTTTCAGTTAATTTCGCTTAACATAGCGTTATGCCTTAAGCAATTCGCTAAGAGGTCTTTTAAGGAGTCAGAATGACTAGAGAAGAAGCAAATTTGATATTAGATCAAGTCAAAGTAGGGATTATTTATCCCTCTTACATTATTAACTTAGCGTTAACAATTACGGGAGATTTATTTTGAATAAAACTCCTCGCACTTTGATTGAAGCCTTTCCACAAACTATGGAATATGGCGCAGCAATTACCAAACCCTACAAACAATTCACAGCATTAGAGATTGCAATGACTTTAATAAGCATTGCAGCAGTTGTTGTTTTAGTTTTAGATTTATTTTTTTGGAGAGCATGACATGACAAGATTTGAAATGATACAAGCTAATTGTGCTGAAGGCTTAAAACAATGCGAATTGATTAACAGTTTTGCTTTTGAAACTGGTTATTACAAATCACACGTTCAATTACTTTGTCAAGAAGTAGAGTTTTTACAGCAAGAGTTAGAGTCAACAATTCAACAAGTTAAAGATGTAATGAAAGATTTAGCATGAAAAACATAGCAACAGCATTAGTTAAAGCACAAAAAGCATTTAACCCTGCGTTAAAACAGTCTGTAAACCCTCATTTTAAAAGTCGATACGTAGACTTAGCTGGATGTGTGGAAGCTGTTATAGACGCATTAAACGACAATGGCATATATCTATTGCAAAAGACGTTTGAATGCGATAACGGCATTATTTTAGAAACAATTTTTATTCACGAATCAGGCGAAACAATGGAATGTGGAAGATTGCATTTTCCTGCTGTTAAGCATGATCCACAAGGTTACGCTAGTGCTTTAACTTATGCTCGAAGGTATAGTCTTATGGCTTCTTGCGGCATTGCTCCTGAAGACGATGACGGCAACCAAGCATCTAAACCAAAACCCAATTTACCAATTAAAAGTCACGTAGAACCTGAAAAACTAGGTTTGTTAATTGACAAGATGCGTGAATGCGAAACTAAAGAACAATTGTTTGCTAGTTATAAGATTGCATTACAAGCCTGTCATTCTGAAAAAGAATGGGAAACAATGGTAATTAAAGTCAAAGACGAACTAAAGGGGTTAATAAATGGATGATGTATTAGATGACATACCTTGCCCAATTTGCGATCTAGGCGAGTTGGAAATAACAGAAACCCGTAAACATTTGCATTGTGCTATTTGCGGACATTATCAACTTATACCGAAAGATGACGATGATTTCTAAAAAAACTATTGTTGAAATTGCAATTGAGGCAGGTTTTCACAAATATTCTGTTGACACAAATCTTGATAACTTTATATATTTTGCTGGAATGATTGCTGAATTGGAAAGGGAAGAATGTGCCGAAATCTGTATCAACGAAGATGATTTCAAGACGCAGATTTGTGCTTTAAAGATATTAACCAGGGGTTTGGAATGATAGAACAACGCACCGAAGAATGGTTTAAACAACGTTTGGGCAAAGTTACGGCATCAGCTATATCAAATGTCATAGCCAAGACAAAAACAGGACCAAGCGCATCTAGAGAGAACTACAGCACCCAATTGACCTTAGAACGGTTAACTGGACAACAGGCAGAGTTTTATACCAATGCAGCAATGGAATGGGGTACAGCTACTGAGCCACAAGCTAGGCAGCATTACGAGATATACAGGGATGTATTTGTAGATGAGGTGGGTTTTATTACGCACCCAACAATTGAGATGGCGGGTGCAAGTCCTGATGGGTTTGTAGGGGAAGACGGGCTTGTAGAAATCAAATGCCCTGAAAGTAAAACACAAATGGAGACCCTGCTCAATCAGAAAGTGCCCACTAAGTATATGCCACAAATGCAATGGCAATTAGCGTGTACTGGTAGAAAATGGTGTGATTTCGTCAGTTTTGACCCAAGAATGCCTGAAAATCTACAAATTTTTGTGCAAAGGGTCGAAAGAAACGATTTATACATCAAGATGTTAGAAGAAGAAGTAACGCTATTTTTAGCAGAAATTGACGAAAAAGTTAAAATTTTAAGGAACATAAAATGAGCAAAATATATCCGTACGGGATTTTAATGACAATAAATGAAATCATTCTTATTAACCAAGCTATTGACGTTTGCGAAATGCTTGAATGTGGCATTGATCCTGATGAATGCGCTGAAGTAGCAGCTTGTCAAAAAACAATATTAAATGCCAAATTAAACCTGTTTAAAGCCAAATTTGAGGTTTTTATGTGTCAAATTGACTCAAACTTACCTAAAAACGATGATACAGAAAATTTTAAAGGTTGGATGAAAGAAGAATTTGGAGGAAAAAAATGAGCAAAATATTAAAAGAAATCAAAGTAATTACAGGCACTTATACAGATAAAAATGGCCAAAAAAAGAATCGTTACTCAAGAATTGGGTCTGTAATTGACACATCCAAAGGTCCAATGTTAAAAATAGATAGCATTCCACTTAAAGAGGGCGGTTGGGATGGCTGGGCATACATGAACGAGCCGTATGACGATGGCGGTGTACCCAATCCACAGGCAAGTCGTGCGCCAAGAGTGGGTAACTTTGACAACATGGCAGACGATATACCTTTTTAAGGATAAATCATGCCATTTCAAATGCCACTAAGATTTGATGGGGACGATTACTTACCAAAACGTGATGATGTTAGGCTTACTGGCCAACTTTTACGGGTTTGGAATGCAGTTTGCGATCAAAATTGGTATTCATTGAAAGAAATAGCTGAAAAAACA